TTAAGGATGTTTTTGTTGCTCCAGGTCTTCAACCATCTGGGAAATATGCGACTGCAGAAGATAATTCACTCAGAGGAGTGATTATGCTTATGTATGCGTGGTATTCGAATCCCCTATTGGAAGACAAATATTTCTTTGATTTTGTTCTTCCAGTAGTATATGGTGATGATCTCGTTAATAGTGTTAAAGAAGAAGTTTCAGAAATTTTCAATAACATTACTTATCAAAAAGATTGTGATGATCTTTTTGGAATCGAGTTCACTACTGCGAGTAAAGGAGCTGAAATGTGCAAGTTCTTATCTATAACGGAGATTAGTTTTTTAAAACGAAAATTCGTATATAGTGAAGACTTTGGCAGATGGATTGCCCCCCTAGATATGAATTCTATTGTACGTTGTTTAATTTGGTACATCAAATCAGAAAATGTTACACCAAGTGAACAATTCAAAAGTATTTTAGAGTCTGTACTATGGGAACTTTTCCTTCATCTTGATGAGGAAAAGTTTGACATAATGAGAGTGAAGTTAACAGTAGCAGTGTCCAAAGCCTACTACCATGATAGAATTCTTGATATGCCAACATATGACGATATACGTAAAAGTATATTTGGTGATATGTATAAACAGATTACCGGGAAGTTACCTGATCTCCTTACCACCCAAAGCGATAAAGAGAATTTGTACCCGGTTACTGAATCTGGACTATTTAGTCCCGTAGTGACATCTTATTCGAGAGATGTTGACTTTGGCACTGCACAGATAGATTTTGCCGTCTTATGTGTAATTATTTGGCAATCTGCTTCCCGTAACTTTGAATCTAAAGAAGATTCCAGTAGGAGCCCACTGCAAAGAGTGCTCAAAGACCTAAAGGACGTAGAAGATACAGACAATTTATCTGTTTATAGAGATAGACTAATTTCCCAAAAACAAGCTCTTAAAGATCTATATGATTCTGATCCATTTACTTTGAATCAATATTCACATTACAATATGAAGAATATATCTATTAAATCAGCTAATCCTGATATTGAACAAAGAATTAAAGATCAAAGAGAACTTGTGAGTACACTAACAGCAATTGATGAAACTATAAGAGTATTAAATAATGCAATTGATAAACAGAATGCTAACATATATACTGAGTCAGGAGCCGATGGTGTGCAGAAAGAAGGAGGAATTACAACTCTTGATGTTTTGGAGAATTTGAAGGATGTCTCGGGAGAGGAAGTAAAATTTGTGGATACTACCCAAACCAAAGAATCTAATGTCGGACAGCAAGCGTATCTTGACAATGATGGATTTTTTGCCAGACCTGTTGAAATTTACTCAAGTAGACCTCCTTTAAACACAGATATAAATTTAAAAATTAACCCCTTTTTATTATGGTCTGCTCTACCTTCTGTGAGATCAAAATTGAAAAATTGGGCATTTTTTAATGGGAATATACATGTGAGAATTACTGTTACTGCCACACCCTTTCATTCAGGAAGATTATTAGTGTCGAAACAGCCGTTTGCTGCTTATAATCAAAATCTTGTTGCTTTAGAAGCTGGAGCAGCTGCTCATATTAATATCCGCGATAATTTAATTAATTATCTGTCGCAAGCTCCTGATTCATCTCTTATAAGAATTGGTGACAATAAACCTCTGGAAATTGTTTGTCATTACATGTCTCCAAAACCAATGGCTCGATTATTCAATAATAGCGCTTTAGCTTTAGCTGAC